GCCTGGGCGTGGCCTGCGAACGAGCCTTACAGTACGAGTATTTGCACATTGCCCCCGATCCTGGACGGGATTTTTCGGGCCGCGTACTGCGCGTGTTTGAAGTCGGTCACGCCCTGGAGGACCTGGCCATTCGCTGGTTGCGCTGGGCTGGATTTGAGCTTTACACCCAGAAAGCCACAGGCGGGCAGTTTGGATTTTCCGTGGCCGGTGGGCGCATCCAGGGCCACGTCGATGGCGTGATCAATGGCGCACCGGCGTCACTGGGGATGAACTTCCCCGCACTCTGGGAGTGCAAGACGATGAACGACAAGTCTTGGCGGGACACCGTCAAGCAGGGCGTCGCCAAGTCAAAGCCGGTCTACGCGGCTCAGATGGCCATCTACCAAGCCTACATGGAGTCGGCTATTCCCGGCATCTCGCGCAACCCAGCGTTGTTCACGGCCATCAACAAGGACAGCCAGGATATCTGGTTCGAGTTGGTGCCCTTTGATGGTGGTCTGGCGCAACGGATGTCGGATCGGGCCGTGAATGTCATTGCGGCGACCGAAGCTGGCGAGCAACTCCCCCGCCACACGACAACGCCGACGCACTTCGAGTGCAAATGGTGCGCCTGGCAGGATCGGTGTTGGGGAGTGGCCGGATGACGGAAAACATCGTGTGGCTCGATTTCAATGACGCGATCGATCCGCGTGAGGCGCAACTCAACGACACCGAAGCACTTCGTGCCGGCCTGCTCGACCGGCTTGAGTCGGTATTGCTCTACCTGTTTCCACAAGGACGCATCCGTGGTGGCAAGTTCTACGTCGGCGATGTTGATGGCAATGCTGGCAAAAGTCTTGTGGTGGAGCTCGAAGGCGATCGCCGGGGGCTCTGGAAGGACTTTGCCAGCGACGAAGGCGGCGACATCATCGATCTGTGGGCGCGATCCCAGGGACTGTCGGCCCGACATGACTTTCCCTGGCTGGCCAGTGAGATCCGGCAATGGCTGGGCGTGGCGGCGCCGGCTCAAACAGTCGCACGTCGAGAAGGCCGTTCGGTGCCGATTGATGAGTTGGGGCCGTATACCGCGAAGTGGGACTACCTAACGGCAGATGGCGAGCTGATCGCTTGCGTCTATCGGTACGACCCACCCACTGGCAAGGAATACCGGCCATGGGATGTGCGTGCACGGATGTGGCGGGCGCCCGATCCGCGTCCACTCTACAACCAGCCAGCAGTCGCTCAAGCCAATCAGGTCATTCTGGTTGAAGGTGAGAAATGTGCGGATGCCTTGATCCAGTTGGGCATCGTGGCCACGACGGCGATGAATGGGGCCAAAGCGCCGATCGACAAAACGAACTGGGCGCCCCTGGCCGGTAAGTCCGTATTGATCTGGCCAGACCGGGATGCCCCCGGCTGGGACTATGCAGAAAACGCCGCCAAAGCCTGTGTTACCGCAGGCAGTGTCTCCGTGGCGATCTTGGTGCCTCCGGCCGACATGCCTGAAAAGTGGGATGCAGCCGATGCGGTCGATGAAGGATTTGACTGCGTCGAGTTCATCCGGCAGGCCGAGCGGCGGATCGTTAAGGCGGCGCCTGCGCTGTTACCCACGTTCACGCTCGGTGCCTTGCTGGATGACCTGTCGCCTTTGCCGCCCGACTTGATTTCACCACGCGTGCTGACTCCTGGTGGTTTGCTCGTGTTTGGTGGAGCGCCCAAGGTGGGCAAAAGTGATTTCTTGCTGTCGTGGCTGACGCACATGGCTGCCGGAGCGACGTTCCTGGGAATGCGGCCGCCACGTCCCTTGCGGGTCTTTTACCTGCAGGCCGAGGTGCAGTACCACTACCTGCGCGAACGGGTGAAGGAAATTCAGTTGCCGCCCCATCGCCTGCTCGACGCCCGAGTCAATTTCGTCGCCACGCCGCAGTTGCGCATGGTGCTCGACGATGCCGGTCTGGAGCAGGTGATTCCCGCCATTGCGAATGCGTTTGGCGGCCTGCCGCCCGACATCATTGCCATCGACCCGATCCGCAATGTGTTCGATGGCGGGGATGCCGGCGGCGAGAACGACAACGGCGCCATGCTGTATTTCCTGTCGCAGCGCGTGGATCGGATTCGCCAGTCCGTGAATCCGGATGCCGGCGTGATCCTGGCGCACCACACCCGGAAGCTGGGCAAGAAACAGTTCGAGGAGGACCCGTTCCAGGCGCTGGCTGGCGCCGGCAGTCTGCGCGGCTACTACTCGACCGGGATGTTGCTGTTCCGGCCCGATGAGAGTCGCACGACCCGCCAGTTGATCTTTGAGCTGCGCAATGGCGCAGGCATTCCGATCAAACACGTCGACAAACTCAAAGGCGAATGGCGCGAAGTCGATCCTGGTGATCGCTTGGTCATGAAGGAATACGGCGAGCGCCTGGATGCCGAACGTCGACGCAAGCGCGATGCCATCTTGGAGATCCTGTTTCAGGAAGCTGCCAAGGGGAATTGCTACACCGCCAACCAGTTCGCCGAGTCCTTCGAGGGCAAGGCGGGTCTGGGGGGCGAGCGCACGATCCGCGAGCGGATTTCAGCCCTGTCGACCCAAGGCTACATCAAGTATTTCCGCAATGCGGCGGACTACGGCTTGCCTTCCTGTGGCCGCACCAAGTTTGGCTACCTCTGTGTCGAGGACATGCTGCTGCGCACACCAGATGGCGAGCCTGATCACGAAACCGGGGAGGTGCCCATGCGCGAGCAGCGTGTGCTTCCCACCCATTACAAGTGCCCTCTCTCTGGCGCGGCCATGCCGGTCGAAGACCCGGAGGTGTGGGTGTACCACGACGATTTGACCGATACGGAGACCCCATGATTGCCCATTCATTTGTTGGCAAAACCGCTGCCAACTGCACCCGTCTCTTTGCCAACTTCCCGCAGTTGGCAAGGCGCTGCCAACTGAAAACCCAGACAGGACGGGCATTTCGCTCCGATTCGGTTCAGTTGGCAGTTGGCAGTGTTGCCAACTTGCCAACTGGCGCAAACCCGCGTCGTTGCTGGGTTTCTCCGGGTTTTTCAGTTGGCGAAAACTCCCCCTCCTACTACGTAGGAGAGGGAACAAAGGTTCCCTCTTCCCTACGTGGAGGGTTGGCTGCGGGTGGGAATGGTGGTGGCCTGCCTTCTCCTGCGTCATCAATCCTGGCCCTTGATCTTGGCACCCAGACCGGTTGGGCGTTGCATGGGCGCGATGGCGACATAACCAGTGGCAGCGAGACGTTCAAGCCCCAAAGATTTGAAGGGGGCGGCATGCGCTACTTGCGTTTCAAGCGCTGGCTCATTGAGATCAAGCAATCGGTCGACGGGATCGATGCGGTCTTTTTCGAAGAGGTCCGCCGCCATGCCGGCGTCGATGCGGCTCACGCTTACGGCGGCTTCATGGCCCATCTGACGGCATGGTGCGAGCACCACCAGATCCCTTACCAAGGGGTGCCGGTTGGCACGATCAAGAAGCACGCGACCGGCAAGGGCAACGCGAACAAGGAGCAGATGGTGGCGGCCGCACGACAGCGTGGCCATACCCCTGCGGATGACAACGAAGCAGACGCACTGGCGATTCTGCACTGGGCCATTGAGACACAGGAGTTTTGACATGAAGATCCCAAACTACCAATACCGCTGTCCTTTGGGACGTCTGCAACTCCAGACCACAGATCTGGACGCGATCAAGGAGCGTGGCTGGCGCGACCAGCACATCCTCGTGGTGTCAGAGTCCGATGAGCGTTTGGACTTTGTTGAACGTGAGTTCGTGAAGCGGATTGGTCAGCGTCTGTACGGTGCCAGCCACAAGCAGGGAGGTCGTCATGACTGAGTGGTGCACAGATACCGTGGCGGCGAGGCTGGAAGAGGCTGCCAACACGGGACGCCGTCTGCCTCCAGTGCGAGTGCAAGGCTACTACACGGTTTGGCCAGTCTTCGTTCGTCAGGAGTGGGAGACACTGGCTACCGACGAAAAGGTCTACCGACCCTTTCCACCAAGTCCCAAGGACATCGACCGCATGCTTGAGGTCATGCGTTGGGTGCAGTGGTTGGAGGTCGAGCAGCGCCATCTGGTCTGGATGAGGGCCAAGCGCTATGGATGGCGAGAGATTGGTATTCGCTTTGCCTGTTGCACCAAGACGGCGCAAAGGCACTGGCAGAAATCCCTGCAGACCCTGGCGGATCATCTCAACGGCCATGCCAAGTCGCAAGGGAGTTGATAGAAATTTCGGAAACCTTCTAATCGGATAGGGGCGGAGCAGGAGAACGACAAAAGGGAACGCCCGTGGGGGTGTCTCATTTCGCGGCGAAATGCCCTACAGTGACGGCTATGGTTGCGAAAGCTGCGTGACCGAGAGGGAGGAGCCAGGCAAAAGGGGTCCTTCCTCGCCAAAATCCAATGCGGGGGGCGCGAGCCCGGCATTTCGATAGCGTCAGACAGCGAAACGAGGTTACCAGGGGTTACCAGTTACCACCCCGGTTACCACCTGAACCGAGTTACCACCCAATCTATGACCCGCCCACTGTGGCGGGTTTTTGCATTCCATGACCCAAACCTTGAACGTCGAATACCGGAAGGTCGAGACGCTGATCCCGTTCGCCCGAAATCCGCGCACGCATTCCGAGGCGCAGGTCGCCAAGCTCGCGGCCAGCATCGTTGAATTCGGCTGGACCAACCCGGTCCTGGTCGATGGTAGCCACGGCATCATTGCCGGCCACGGCCGTCTGGCCGCTGCCCGCAAGCTCGGCCTGACCGAAGTGCCGGTCATCGAACTCGGTCACCTCACCACGGCGCAGAAGCGCGCCTATGTAATCGCGGACAACCGTCTGGCACTTGATGCGGGATGGGATGAAGAAATGCTCGCCGCCGAACTGGTGGAACTCACGGAGTCAGGTTACGACCTGACGCTGACCGGATTCTCCAACGAGGAAATTGAAGACTTACTGGTGGATGGTGGGGAAGGAACGGCCGAGGAGTCCTCGGCTGATTCCGACGACGATGCTGCCGACGAGGTTCCTGATACGCCGGTCAATCCGGTATCGCGTCCCGGCGACGTCTGGCAACTGGGTGCGCATCGCGTGATTTGCGGTGATGCCGCCGACGTCGCCGTGGTTGCAGCCTTGATGGCCGACGACAAGGCTGCGCTGTGCTTCACCTCGCCGCCCTACGGCAACCAGCGGGACTACACGAACACCATCATTGATTGGGATGCGCTGATGCGCGGCGTATTCAATCAATTGCCCATGGCCGCCAATGGCCAGGTGCTGGTCAATCTCGGACTGATTCACCGCGACAACGAAGTCATCCCGTACTGGGATGGGTGGCTCGACTGGATGCGCACGCAGGGCTGGAGGCGTTTTGCCTGGTACGTCTGGGACCAGGGGCCAGGATTGCCCGGTGACTGGAATGGTCGGCTGGCACCGTCGTTCGAGTTTGTCTTCCACTTCAACCGCCAGGCACGGCAGGCCAACAAGATTATGCCCTGCAAGTTTGCGGGTCAGGAAACGCATCTACGCAAGGACGGCAGTTCCACGGCCATGCGCAAAAAAGATGGAACGATTGGTGGCTGGACAGCTGCCGGCACACCCACGCAGGACACCAAGATTCCGGATTCCGTGATCCGCATCATGCGGCACAAGGGAAAGATCGGACAGGACATCGATCACCCGGCGGTATTCCCGGTGGCACTGCCAGAGCACATTCTGGAAACCTACACCGAAGCCGGCGACATCGTGTTCGAACCGTTCTGCGGTTCAGGCACCACGCTGCTTGCTGCACAGCGGGCTGGCCGCATAGTGCGGGCCACCGAAATTGCCCCTGAGTACGTTGATGTGACCATCAAACGCTTCCAGCAGAATTTCCCGGAGGTGCCGGTCACGCTGGTGACCACCGGGCAGGCCTTTGGTG